ACGGCGGTAACATTGAGCGCCAAGCGCAAGAACAAATGGCTCGTGGCGAGCCCATTAAGATTGACACAGGTGCTGCCGGAACCGCAGCCGCCCCGCAAGCTGCCTTGGATGTAGCGCAAGCATTTATTCCGTTTGGTGGCAAGCTGGTTAGTAAGCTGACGGGTATCCCTGAGATGGCGTTCTTTGGAAAGTCTGCCGCACAAGCCACAAAACTAGCTGATGAAAAGCTGCTGGCCACCCTTGCAAAAGGCACTGGCGTGGGCGTGTTGGCCGAAGTGCCAACAGAGATTGCCCAACAAATGCTTCAACGAGCACAGGCAGGGTTATCCCTAACCTCTCCTGATGCGATGAAAGAATACGGAGAAACGGCCTATCAGGTTGGTTTGCTTGGCCCTCTGGGTGCTGTTGGTCGGTTATCGCAAAAGGGTGCAGCCCGAGACGAAGTTGCCGCTAGACAAGCCGCAGAACAAGCGGCAGAAACGCCACCACCTCCTCCCCCACCTTCCCCTCCACTTCCCCCTGCTGCTCCAGAGCAAGAGGAAACACCTCCCCCACCACCTCCCCCACCACCTGCTGGTGCGGCAGTTTTGCCTACGCCAAGGGTTTCAGCGGGGGTTCGAGAGACAATCCGTCCCGGTGCGGTCATGGGTTCTATGGACACGGGTGCTGTGCCCCCCGCTCCTCCTGCGGCCCCCGTTCCCGACATAAATCGGGCAATGGAAGAATACGATAGGCTCAAGGCACAACTGTCTAGTCTGCAAACGCAGATGCAAACCGCCGCTACCGCAGGCGACACGGCCAAAGTCAACGAGCTTTACGCGCAGTACGCCCCGCTAGAGACACAATTAGAAACTTCTGCCCAAACTGTTGAAGGCTTGGGCGGTGTCACGCAGACAGCCGCCGAATTAGAAGCACAGGCTAAAGCCTCGCTTTCTAGTATCAACACCAAAATCAAGAACGCTCAAAAGAAACTTTCGGACGCAGCGCAGCTAGGCTCATTTAGTGAGCTACCCAAACTTACAGCAAAACTAGATGAGTTGAACAAAGAACGTGCCGACCTGATGGAAAGTTTCGGTCAGAAGCGTTCTGTGTTGGAAGAAGAGCAAATCAACCAAGGACAGCGTGGCCAGACCCGTGAGTTGTTCACGGTTGAAGAAGCGCCTATCCCCACGTCAGAGAAGCCTGAAGGCCCAGAGCAGCCCACCACAGTGCCCGGTATTGCCAAGGCACCGGAAGAAGCGTTGGAGTTTAAGCCCAAAGCGGTTGATACCCAGTACGAGCGTCCCGAAGGATACGGCCTGCAACGTGTGTCAGACGACAAGCCAATTCAGTTGGCTATGCAAAAAGACCCAAGGCAGTTAGACATCTTTAGTCCTGAGAATATTCAGCGCACAGAGATGACTCCTGATGAGCGCCTAGCCGCTGACCGCCGTATGGCAGAAGCCACAAACATGTCGGCTGGTCGTGTCTCCCAGTATGTCAAGGATGCTGAAAAGCAGCGCATGACTCGGGCACTAGATACACGGTTGAACCTTGCCGGTACAGAAGCCACACGTACTGTAACGCCTGAACAGTACAACGTTACGATGGAAAAAATCAGAACGCTGCATAACAAAGTTGTGGAAGCGCAGGGTAATGCTAATAAGTCTTGGTTGCAAGAGTTGTACGATGTTGCAGACGTGCACGCGGGACTTGTACAACAAGCGGAAACAAATAAAAGCTTTGGTCTTCAACGCAAGATTAACGCAGCTTTAAATAAATACAACAGAGTACTGGCCAAGATTACGCCTGTACGTGAACAAATTGAAGGTATGTACAGGAGCATGTACGAGGCTAAGCCAGCGGCTAAAGCCAGCGTTATTGCAGAAGAAAAGAAAGCTGCGGGCGAAGAACAGCTTGACACGCTTAAAATTAGAGCAGCCCCTACACCCGAAGAAGTCGAGCAGGGTAAAAAAGGCAAAGTCATTGGTGCCAAAGTCAGCCGTGCCGTTAAGACAACTAAACGGATTGAGTCGGGTAATGTCCGCAAAGAAGCGGAAGATTCTCCGCAAATGCGTGAGCTTGCGCTGTCTCTTGGCATAAAAGAGCCGGGATATGACAAGCTTGGCGAGGACATGACCAAACGCTTAGTTGCGTTGCAGGAGCAGTACGGCAAGAATGATTCTGAAGTAACCACTTTCCGGTTGCAGATGAACGATGCGCTTAAGGCCAAAGCGCTTGAGCTTGGTAGGCAGACGCCCGAATACAAGGCCACGCTTGTAGAGCAGACAGAGATTGTCAAAGAAGCGTTGTCTCAAAGTAAACAAGAGACACCTTCTAAACGCACCGTTCAAGAAACTCGTAAAGTTCGCCGTGCACCAACGGAAGACCGTACAGGTTCTGCCGAAAGCCGTGTAGTTACAGAGAAGAAATCTCTGCGCGAAGCCGGTTCTCGCCTGACCAAAGCGCAGGTTGAGGAGCTTGTCAAGGCGGCGTATGACTCGGATACTGGCACAGCTTACCGCACCCGTGAGACAGAAGGCGGCACGATCGATGCTAAAGAAGCTGCTGACTTCATGGAAAAAGTGCAGAGTAAACTGCCTTCAAACGTAAAGATGGTATATGCCGCTAACCCCGGCAAGATTCCTGTGGCGCTCCTCAAGCGTATGTCTGAGGAAGGCATCGACCCAACCGATGCTATGGTGCAGGGCGCTGTGTTTAGCGACGGTACTATCTTGGTGGTGGGTGACCAGCATGCTGACTTAAAAGACTTGGAAGCTACCGTCTTCCACGAGATCGTGGGTCACTACGGTATCGACACCATCATTGGCATCGAGCGCTTACAGGCATACGCTAACAAGACAGACCTACGCAAACTGGCCGAAGAAATTGGTGGTCAGAAACTTGTAGACGAAGTCATTAGGACTGCGCAGTTCAATGCAGCGCAGGGCAAAAACGAAGAAGTCCAAAGACTTCAAGTCTTGCGTGAAATTATTGCGCACACCGAAGAAGCACGCGTAACTGAGAGCTTTAGACAGAAGGCTGGCCGATGGCTCAAAGAGTTTGTTGGCATGATTCGCGCAGGCTTGCGTGATCTGGGCTTCACTTCTTCCTCTGTACTATCAACATCTGACGTCTTCTATGCTTTGAAGCAGTCCCGCAAAGCGTTTGAGACTAAGACGATCGGTGCTTACAGGGCGGCTGATGGCCAAATTGCCTTCCGTACCAAGAAAGAACCTACGCAGTACGGTGCTTCTTTCATTGCCAAAGAACAATCAATCAAAGACAAATTCCTTGGCAACGTTTTGGGGTTGACTGGTCGCGTTCAGTTTGTAGACAAAGACGCAGCCCTGTCAGAAGCTTTTAAACGTGGCGTAGCTAACAACGTTATCACATCTTTGGAAGCACAGAACGCAGAGTTCTATTTGAGATTTGGCCAACAGCGCAGCCAGTATGCGGGTCAAGCACTGACCAACGGAAAACTTATCTTACGCAAAGGCGAAGGTGGTGGCTACGTGTACGACAGCGTCAAGGGCGCTAACATGGTTGAAGTGGCGGAAGCCTTGCACAAGGGTAAGTTTGCCAACGACTCAGAAGCCGAAGCTATCCTGACCGCATACGTGGCAGGTGAGCGTGCCAAGGTCAAGGGCTGGCAAAAGCTCAACTACGAGAACCCTGCTCTGGCTGAGAAGGAATACAACGATGTCATGCGCTTGCTCAACAGCGACAATACAAAGAAAGACGCTGTACTGGAAGCCGCCCGTATCTACAAAGAGTTCAACGATGGCCAGATTGACTTTCTTGTGCAAACAGGTGCTATCACTGAGAAGTTGGCCAAAGAACTTAAGTCCGTGCCTTACATCCCGTACTACCGTGTCAACAGCAACAGCGGCAACATTGAGTTGATGGTTGACAAAGAGACACCTGTCCGTATTGGTAACGTCAAGACTGAGCCACAACTGAAAGAGTTGATTGGCGGCAATAAAAACATTTTGCCAATTTTTACAAGCTCGGTGCAAAACACGTTCATGCTGACTGATTTGGCTCTACGTAACCAGATGATTAAAGAGTCTGCGTTCTTGCTTCAGAAAATGGGTATTGCATCAGCGCTTGGAGAAGGCTCTGGCCCTGCAAGCGACAGCACTGTGCGGTTCAAAGTCAACGGAAAAGACCATTTTGTCTTCATCGACAAGAATGTGTTTGGTATCCCTGCGGAACTCATTATCAAGGGCATGGAAGGTATCAAGACCACGATGCCAGCCGCTATCAAGCTGATGGGTATGCCTGCTGACATCTTGCGTAAGTTTGTGACACGTAACCCATCCTACGCCATCCGTCAGGTTATTCGTGATCCTTTGAACGCATGGTTGACCACGGGTACAGACGCTACGCCAGTGCTCAGTTCATTCAAAGAGTTGGCTACCATGGTGGCCGGACGCAGCGACGTTGAGAACAAATTGATGCGTTCAGGCGCTATCAGTACCAACGTGTTTACAGGCGACCAGCGCGATGCGTCTAAGTTCCTCAAAGACATTAGCGCAGGTAAGTCCGGTTGGACTAAAGTTATGGCAAAACTAGACGCGTTCGCCATGCAGGGCGACGCCGCTACCCGTGCTGTCGTATACAAAGACTCCCTAGCCAAAGGGATGTCCGAGCAAGCAGCGCTTCTGCGTACGCTAGAGTCCATGAACTTTAGCCGCCGTGGTTTGTCGCCTAGCATGCAGGCACTGTCGATTGTTATCCCGTTCTTTAACGCGCAGATTCAAGGTTTGGATGTGCTCTACCGCGCATATACAGGCCAGATGCCGTTCAGCGAACAGCTTAAGATCAAGCAGAAAATGATAGCCCGCGGTTTGATGCTTTCCGCAGGCACACTGGCCTACGCTGCCCTGATGTCCGATGATGAAGCGTACAAACGCGCCAAGCCTGAAGAACGCTACGGCAGTTGGTTCATGTACATCCCCGGCTTTGACGAACCTGTGCGTGTGCCAATCCCGTTTGAGTTGGGTTACTTGTTCAAGGCGCTTCCCGAAGCTCTGTGGGATATGGCATCTAACGACGAGAAGGCGTCCAAGGCAGTGGGCGGTTGGCTCAAACTTGTAGCGCAGACCAATCCGTTTGCTTTGCCGCAGGCCATCAAACCCCTCACTGAAGTCTATCTTGGCACTTCTTTCTTTGGTGGAGCCATCGAGTCTCAGCGCGAGAGCAAGATGCTGGCTGGTGAACGTTCGCGGGAGTCCACATCTGAGTTTGCCAAGTTACTTGGTAGCATTACAGGTAGCGAAACCATCAAGCAGATCACAGGCAAGGAAGGTTTGTCTCCTATCGGCATCGACTACCTCATCCGTGGCTACACGGGTGGCCTTGGTTTAGGTATTGTGCAGTTGGCCAACCCGATACTGAACATGGAAATGAAAGAGGACATCGCCAAGCCTACGCTCAAGGCCAGCAAGACACCGTTCATTGGCGGTTTGTTCCAGCCCGTTGAAGGCAGGGGAACCCTTGATGAAGCGTATGACCGGATGCTTGACATTCAGCAGACAAAGGGTTCGTTCAACCGTCTCGTGGAGCAGGGTAAGACAGCCGAGGCCCGAGCGTTTGCTCAGGAACATGCAGAAGCCTTGGGAGCAGCATCGGTGTCTGGCTCAGTACAGCAGAAACTTGGTGAGTTTTCCAAGTACCGCCGTCAGGTAGAAGCCGCGCCTAGAATGACCACCGAGCAGAAAGACGAGATGCTGGCACGTATTGACAAGGCGCAGACGGAATACGCCCGAGCCTTTCTCAGAGCAGTCGATAAAACCACACGCCAGTAAAGCCGTCCCTGATCCCGATCTTGGCTCGGGCATCAAATAAACGTACGCCGAGGGCTTTATTCAAACCCTCGGCCTTGACTGCCGCTGTGTCGATGCAGGGGACAAAAAACCCCTGCCCTCTTTCAAGCCGCTGCCATGGATACTGGATTGATAATTTCTTCATCCAAGGTAGAGTTCTCTCGTGATATTTTCATTGTAGATACCCGCATTGGGGGGCCACTGGTTCTTGCCATCATGTCTTTCTTGGGCATGTAGGACACCACAAACTGCTTCTCAAGCTGTCGCTTAAAGTCAGCGTAGCCAAAGCTCATGTTGGAGCAGAAGGTTTTAAGTAGTCGCTCCTCGATGTAGAAGTCTGTGTGGTTGGCTGTTACGCCGTGCTCCACCCGCCCCATAACTACCGAACGGGTAGTGGAGGCATCGATCTCAGCAGTACCGCCAAGCAGTGCCACAGCGCCCGACTTGGAGTTAAAGCGCACCACCACGAACTTGCCGTAGTACTCTTGGATGAAGCCGTTGAGGACGTCCTCTGCACTGCGCTTGTTGGTCTTGATGTTGCCCCGAGCCGTGTTGACACGTAAGATCAAGAAGTCTTTCATCTCGCTCAAAGGAAAGTCGATGATGCCAAGGTGCTTACTGCCCAGAGACAGGCCAGCGGCCATCATTGCACCGATGCCAGCCATCCAGAAACGCTCGTCATTGGTGGCGTTGAAATCCTTGTAGCAGTTACGCACAATCTCAGGCACCAGCGTCTTGAGCATGGGTACGTTCTTAGCCAAGAAGCCAGCCAACTCGTAGCCCACCAAAGCGTAGTTTTTATGCAACGACTTGATGATCTCAATCTCATGGGGTTCCCATGACAGTTCCTCGTCCATGATGAACTCAAGAACACGGCGTAGCTCACCCTCAGACGAGTGCTTGCGTGACCCTGTAAGGTAGTCTACGACGTGGGTATTGGAGGACATGATGGCCACAGTCTGCCAAGTCGAGAGGTTGATACGCTCCTTGTTAGCGCCTGACTCCATACGTTCCTTACCGCGACCCTCTGTCATGTCCAGTAAGAACTCGGGAAACCACTCTGAATCCTTGCGGTTCTTGGCGGTGATCTCATCCGTTACTAGCGGCATGCTGCCAAGCAGTCCAAGGCGTTGTTGCATAGCAACAGGCGATGTACCCTTACCCGTGCGGTAGTGTACTGGGTGACCCCAAACTGAAGCCGCCCCTTCCAATGCCAGTGACTTGCCCGTGCCGGACTCGGTTGAACCGCAGTGATAAGTCATCCCGTAAATGCCCGTGAAGCGCATAAAAGGGGCGCTGGCGCCTGCCAAAATGATGGAGAGGTGTCCGTATAGCCTCTTGGCAATTAAGAGCTTCATGAACGCAACCCAAGTCTCCATTGAGCCAGTGGGTTTGGTATTGGCCACGATGTTCTCAAGGCCGGGCATTGGCACTTCCACAGGTGCACCAGTGGCACCGAAGATTTTGCCAGCGAAAACAAAAGTATCATTTTCTTGCCAGCCGTAGTTGGCAGGGACTTTGACGGGTGATTTATCGTTGCTCATTTTTTCCACGCTTGCACGTACGTAATCAAAAAGGTTTTTGTCGTTGCCTCGACCAAACGATGCCACGATATTCTGGTTGGCCAGTGCCTTGACTGTTTCGTCTTGGCTCACGACAGCCTTTTGCGCCATCGTAATGTTCTGTACACCCTCACGCCTGATGGCCATGAAGTGCACTGTGTGTTCTCCGTTGTGGCTCAAGATGTCCACAGGGAAAAGATCGTAGGGAATAATCAACACGCTACGCATGACCTTGTTGCCCTGCGCGTCTTCGTCTTCCTTCTGAATAAAAATACCACCGCGTTCACCATAAGCATAGCCACGGGGTGCTTCAGGGCGTAGAACCTTTTTAACTTCCGCATCCATTGAGACGCGTGGTAATTCCACAACACTCTCAACTGTGGTCACCGCCATGTCGCGCCCGAAGATCAGTGGGTTTGTAATCTTGCCCCAGTGTGGGCAACTTGGGCAGACTCCGGGGTTTTCCGAATCCATCTTAGTGCAGGGGTAGGGGCCTTTGATCTCAGCCAGCTTGGTGCGCATGCGGTCTTCGCTGTACGGGTGCATGTCGCTGATCCACTTCGATGCACCCTCGCCATCCACACAAACCTTTGTCCACGACAGGATTCCGCGCCACAAGGGTTCCATCCCGTCTTGCTCCGCGTGTTCCACGAAGTGTGCGATTTGGCCACAGCCTGTACCTGCACGGGTCTTGACCACGATGTTCTTGAAGCGCGTAACGCTGTTCTCAAACAACTTGACCTGACTTGCGCTTGGCGTAGCGGGCGTAGCTGGCCTAGTACCGGGTAGCTCAACCACATTGCTAGGCTGCTTGGCTTGGACTTCGTACTGCGTACCGATCAAGTTCTTCTCAACCACCGCACGGATGTCGGCTAACTCGAACACAGCGCCTTCGCTCATGAAGCGCACGTTGGTTTGCTCCCGAACCTTCTTCTTGTTCTTGATGCCCGTATTGATCGTGGCAGGTATGCGTAGAACGCGGGATGCGTCAGACGTTACTGTCGGGTCAATGTCCAGTTTGTTCTGGTAGCACATGCGCTTGAACGCCTCGGCCACAGGCTTCCACTCGTTGACATCCACGGCTTCAGTAATCGGCCAGTATGCGTGCACACCGCCGCCAGACGCCACCATCCAAGGGTCGCCCAAAGCCGACAGCCCTGTAGTCTCCGCAAAGTCCATGATGGCCTGTGCCGCCAGCTTCGCACTAGCGTATGCCTTGGGTTTAACTAGTCCCGTTTTGGGATTAGGTAAGTCCTTGGGATGGTTGCAGTCCACGTCGATGGCAAAGGTCTTGACCATGTGCACATTTTCCGCAGTCCGATTGTTGTCGTCCCCGAATGTACCTAGCGCAAAGTAAATGTCTTCACCTGATTGCTTCCATCTGTCGATGAAAGGCTGTGCTTCCTCCAGTGTGTGAACATAGGCATGTTCTTTTTTTCTTGAAAGTTCCACCACGCAATAGCGCCCATTTCCGGGCGGTGGCAAAACAGCCGCTACAAACTCAAGCGGTTCCATATTTGTCCGCCTTAATCAGAAAAGGTTTTGTTGGTTTGGATCGATGAACGGGTGTTCTTCTGTTGGGGAAAGTGCTACAAAACGGCGCAATAATTCTTTCTGCCATTCCTTTGGCATACCAAACGGGTCATCCACCGCGTCTGCACAATAGTTAATGAGTTCCCTGTTGGTCAGGGTTCTAGGTTGTATTCTTTGCATATTCTTCTCCAAGCTTGTTGTGCGTCCTTTGAGGACTTCATTATTTCTAAAAGGAGTTCCACGCGGTTTTGATACGCGACAAAAACATCCTTACCTTCGAACCAGTTGTACACAGTTTGGCGTGTGACCCCGAGCGCATAAGCAATCTTTGTCACAGGGAAATCTAGGTAGATCGCCCAACGTCCAAGCTGATTGCCGGGCGTTTTCTTTGCAGCCATGACTGCGTCAATTACTTTTTGTGAATAGGCCATAGTGTTTTAGGTGGGGGTACTAGCCGTTAGACCGCAAGATAACTTGCACGACGTTCCCCCCGATTCAATTACTCATCGTCCCAATCGGACACGATGTCAGCTAGCTTGCCTTTCTTGGCAGGCACAGCAGACGGCTTAGAAGATTCCTTGCGGACTTCTGGTTCAGCATCTTCCTCTACCTCGACAGGCTTGGCTTTCGCTTTTGCCTTGGCCGCGATGGGCTCGTATGCTGGAGCGTCTTCTTCCTTGGTCAACTCACCCATGGGGCGCTTGCCTTCGATGGCCAACTTAGGTGCAGTCTTCACACCATCAGCGGCGGCAACAGTCATCACAACTGCACGCTTGGCTTCATCGCTGTCGCCTTGCGTCTTAACGATTGCGTACTCCTCGTCAGTCAGCCAACGGCTAGGCGCGAAGTGCAACTTGGGCGCTTCTGCTTTCGTGTCGAACTTCATGCGAGTCACAATCATCTCGGGGCTAATGGGAGGGTTCTGCAAAGCCAAGTTGCGAGCGAAGGCTTGCAATGGGCGCTTGTCTCCGTCTTCCTTACCAAACACCGAAGTGGCTGGCAAAGTCAACTGCAGTATGTCGCCTTCAATGTTGTTCTCAAGCACCACAGCCAAGCGTTGTTGGTAGCGGCAGGCACGGCTATTGCCTTGACCTGACCCTGCAATGTTCTGAGGGCAGGACATGCAGGTAGTACCTTGCTTGTTCTCAGCGGATGCGTCTGGGCGCTCACCATCGTTGCTCCAGCAGTCAGGGCCAGTGATGTTGTCACCGTCATAAGACTTAGCGTAGAAGATGCGGCTGACCTTGGGTGCAGCCTTAACAATGATGACATCCAAGAAGCGCTCGTCAATAGAAGCGATCTCCTTGCCACCGGCCAGCAAACGAAACACACCACCTTTGATGGAGATGCGCTTGGTACTGGTGCCTACGCCACCGCCTGTCAGGGCTTTGGCTGTGTCAGAAAACTCGTTGTTGCGTGCGAATGAGGGAACATTGGAAGGGTTAAATAGTGCGATATTTGTCATGATAAATTTACTTGGTTGGTTTAGTTACGCGAATCTCAAACTCCGTTACAGAGTTCAAGCCCGGCGGGAGAGAGCCCGGGTTCTCTTCGAGGTACCGTGCCATGTTGGTTTGCGCGATGCGTTTCTCCAACAAGTCCACGACTTCATGCTCAAGAATAAACTTCTTGAATGAGTCCCAGTCCTGCGTGTTGTAACGCGTCTTGGTCACCATTGCCACAGTCCCAAAGGAAGTCTGCACGGACTTGACGCCCATGGACTTCATCTGGTCTTTCATCGCAAAGCGGACTTCATCTTGCTGTGCCTTCAGAGTCTCGATCTCGGTGTCGTACTCTTGAGTCAGCAGGTCAATGCGCTCCTTGATTTTGCGATAGATTTTTGCGAGCCTGTCCAGAGGTACTGGCTCTTGGTTTTGTTCAGACATTGTGCTTTCTCCTGTATTTGTTTTTGTCTAAGGTTTGACAGTTTACATAGTTTTCTTCGTGTTGCAACCCCCTTTCATGAATTTATTTCTGTGTCGAACATCTCTGTAAGTAAAGAGTTATCACTTACTTTGTCTTCTAATGCTTTAAACATCTTCTTCTCGATTGGGCTACCTTGAATGTGTATCACAGTAACCTTGTCGGAGTCTTGACCCTTGCGATCTGCTCGTGCTATGCACTGCACGTACTGCTCAACGCTCATGAGTGGCCCATAGAACACCACCGTGTCAGCGGCTGTTAGGGTAATCCCGTGGGCACTAGCTTGCGGTTGCATCACCAACACGCGGGGATCAGGTTCGCTTTGAAATCTACGGATGGTGTCTGCGCGTTTGGGCGGTGTCACACTGCCGTGGATGCACTCGTTGGCGATGCCCTTCTTCAAGAGGTGGTTGTGTATCGTGTCGATGGTGCTACGGAACAAAGCGAAGATGATGACCTTGCGGTTTGTCTCCTCCAAGATTTCCTCCAGTACACCAAGGCGAGGCGCTGAGTCGAACTCCACAACTTCCTTGTCGTCTGTGTAGGCCGCACCACAACTGATCTGCAAGAGCTTTGAGACCCCTGCTGCAGCGTTCACCGCACTGATGGTTTCCCCTGCGGCATACACCATCATCTTGTCCTTGAGCAAGTTGTAGTACTTGGCTTGCTGTGGGGTCAACGGGACTTCACGCGTCATGGTAATGACAGGCGGTAGGTCTAGGCACATCTCTTTGGTAAAGCGAATGGCGGGTTGCAGGGCTTCATGTACCAATTCTGGTGCGTTGGGTTTAGCCGCCCACTTAAACATTGTGATCTTGTGCATGACCTGATCGCGCCACGCAGTGAAGAACTTGGGCACACCATCGGGGTTAACCAACTTGGCCAAGCCGTACGCATCCGCAGGGGACTGCGATGCGGGTGTACCCGTCATCATCCACAGGAATGTATTAGGCTTGATGATGGACTTCAGCGTCTTCCAACGTTTGGTTGTCATGGTCTTGTAGGCGTTAGCCTCGTCAACAATGATTAAGTCAAAACGCCCATCGTTATTGATCTCGTCAGCGATCAGGTTCAGCCCGTCGTAGTTGGCGATTACAAATTCGTAATCTTGCTGAACCATCTCGATACGCCGACTAGCCTGCGAGTGGTGCGCGACAATGGCAGAGCGGTGGATGATGCTGTTATTTAGATCGCCAAGCCATGCAGACTGCATGATCGACAAAGGACACAGTATCAAACAGCGCTGTACTTCGCCGCGTTGCATCAGGTAGTCAGCCGCCCATAATGCAGATAACGTTTTGCCAGTACCCGGCTCACTAAACACAAAGGCTTTGCGGTTTAGCGTCAAGAAAGATGATGTATCAATCTGATGTGCCATGGGTTTGTATTTCCCCGGCCAGTTGTATCGCCTAGTGATAGGCGACTGTATGTTTTTCACACCTAGGTTACGCAGAACCCGACACTCATCAAGACCCCAATAGACAGCGACATCAAAGCCGCCATCCATACGCTCTATGATTTTGTGTTTTGGGATTACCTGATACTTTTCTGGGTTGCGGGTGCGAAAGACAAGTGCTTTGTCCTCGATGATTTCCATGCTTTCTCCGTTTATTTATTATCTGATCTGTTCGCTGACTTACTTCGCATACGAAGGTTGCCCTTCGCTGACGTACCGCCTGAGCGCATGGGCTTGATGTGATCCACATCTTTGCCGTCACCCTTGGTGGCCGCACCAGTCTTCTCCATCACGCGGCGAGCCTTGACTCGCTCTGCGCGTTTCTTGATCTGCTCGGGTGTGCCTTGGTAGTTGTCGTACTCACTGCGGTAGTTGCGTGTAGCCATGATTGCTCCTAATGTTTAACAGGGGGTTTAAATAATTCGGCGAGGGAGACATCCGACTCGATGGTCATCAAGCGTACCATCTCGGGGGCCATCTGCTCTACTTTAGCTCTTGCTTCAAAGTTTGCAACCTCTGCTTGCTTTGAGAGTTGTTTAATGATCGTCACCATGATGGCTCCTTCTGTCCTACTCTTGAGTTTTTGTTTTTGTCCATCACGTCTTGCAATGCCTCGGCCATGTTGTTAGCTTTGGCTGTCCACACGTTGACTGTGCGGCCTTCGTCTGAGTCTGACACGATGTCGATTTCATAGGTGTGCATATCTTTCTCCTTAGTGTTTTGGGTGGTTTTCGCAGGTTGTAACGGGGCTCCAAGGACACAGCGGAGAGGGTCTTGGGTGCCATGAGACTGTTGCATCCGGTTGCTTAATC